TTAATGGTAACCCCGCTATTATTGTAGACTTTCACGTGCATTTCCTGTCCAACTTGCAAGGTTGTACCGAAACCCGTCTTTATGTCTAATGTGTTTTCGTCTGCGTTCCAACGTGCCTGGCCTTCCAGAAGAGCGCCCGCCGACGGCGCTGTATTAAAAGTTAATATATCGAAAACCCCCTGTAGAAGCTGCTTTAGATATGACCAAAGTACATTTCTTCCACCACTTTCACCTGGTGTGCTAAGCGCGATCCGATCGTTGTCGTCCGGTTGATCCGGCGTTTCGATAAGGGGCTGGTTAAAAAGTTCTTTTGGCATATCAATTGTATGTTTTACGTATTGTAGTTAGTTTTGGCGTAAATATCTTTTTGGTGTTTTCGGCACACCAAAGAGTATACACATCCGTATTGTCGTTTAAATATTGTTTCATTATCTCAAAATCCTGCATCGCAATACTTTCAGCGTCGTGCCTTTCTCTTTTAATTGCCCCTTCACTTAATGGCGATGTTTCAGACCTGTTTTGTCTTACTATACCCGTAAAAGTGTCGGCCTGATCAGACTTTCCAACATACCGCGAATAATTGATAAAGGCCAGTTGATACCTGATCCCTTTAAACTCAATTGTATTCCCGTCGCAATCCTCGAAATCAATACCATCTAATAATTTTACATAGTTGACGTCGGTAGGCGTTTGCTGAATCGCGTACAAAAAAGCGGGCCCGATCAATTTCTTAAGATCAGTGTTTTCAACTTCGGCTTGTAACTGTTCAAAATTCGTATACCCGCCTGAAATTTTAGTATGATTGGCCCAATTTTGAGAAATAGGCTTATACAGGTTTTGTTGCACTATTGTTAGTAACGCCATCTTTTTGTTGTTCTAATAGATTTAAGGGCTTGATCTTCCAATTGGTATTATTTGCTAAAAGCGGATCGTTAAACTTAGTGAAAATTTCTTGAAAAGAACTTGAAATTTCGTCGCGCTCGTCTGACAGTATTGCATTATAATAGTTAGTGGCTTGTATAATCGCTTCTCCGCTTGTAGTGCCTAGCTTATTTTCTTCATAGTCAATTAAAACAGCGGGTATACCTTTTGCAGATTTACGAATGTTATTCGCAATTTCAGGACTCCAATCTTTAAACTTGTCATCATCTAAATTGCTGTCCAGTTGATCTACTGCAAAGCCCTGTGTGCTTGAAAATTCGCCATTTTTGTTAACTTCGTCTTCTATAATCCAAAGCCCATCACCGTCTACCCCCAGAGAACGCCGCGCGTCGGCTGCCAGTTCCTTTTTTGCTTCTTCGTCCAAACTTTCTTGAATGCGTAGAATAGTTTTTTTGAAAAAACCGTTTCTTGTTTGTCTATTGCGGAATAAAGCTAGTTGCGCTTCAGTGTCGCAATCTAAATACGCTTCATCAAAAGTCGATAAGGGGTAAAAATATTCGTCGTCGGTAAAAAGCGGATAGATTTGACCTTTGTACTTTTCTATTCCTTCAGCGGCTTTCACCTGCGATAAAAAAACATTTCGCTCTGCATTAAAAACATTGAAATCTTTAATTAAGGCCTTATCAAATCGTAGGTTTCGATCTTTTTGCCAGTTGTCGTAAACTAAAATTTTAGCTGAATAACCCACGTCGTCGGCTAAAGCATAACGACAATTTTTAAATGGTTTCGTGTGCACGTCGACGATCGCGCCATCTCTGTTAAAATTACAATGTATAAAAGCCCCTTGAAATTTACTGATCGAAGTTGCGACGGCACGTAAAAGTTTTCTAACTGTTATGCTTTTGCCACGTGCGTCCCTACCCACGACAATATCATTGATCACCTCATTCTCAAAGCCGTCACCTGTCAAAAATTTAGCATAAACACGGGAGGCGGCTTTTGCCGTCACCGATCCGTTAATTAGCTTTTCCATTACCTGCGGATAATCGTTGTTAATTCCAAAGAGCATTAAGCCATTGATCCCGTTGCTGGTATCCTTCTTAATGGTCTTATTTGGAACTATATGTACCCGATCATCTATTTCTTTGTTTACGAGGCGTTGCGACATGGTTTATATAAGATCAGATGTAAAATTTGCTAAAGTCTCCTTTATTTCGTCTTTTGTCGGACTGCCTGAGATAAGATCCAAAGCTTTAGCCGCTTTTTTTAGCTCATTGTAATTGTCGCGATCCAGTATGTCTATAACATCTGCGATTGTGTACTTTTTAATTTCCAATTCAACTTTGTAGCTTTTCGGTAAAATTTTAAAATCTTTTTCTTTTAAAACTCCGTTGTTAAGGTAATCAATAGCCTGCTTATCAGTAAGCAAAGATCCCATTATATGTAAGTGCCCGGCCACCAAAACACCGTCTTTAAAAACACCGGGTACATACCTTCGCCCGTCAAATACGGGTAAACATGTCCTTTCTAATTGTTCCTTATTTATATCGTAATCTTTTTTGAGTTTATAATAATATTCTCTTTGTGATTTTGAACAGGTGCGAGGCTGTCCGCCGTTTAAATATAGCCTCGAGTAAACTTTTAGCAAAGTTAACGAAAGTGAAGACGCGATCACGTCTTCGACTTTCTCACTTAATATCAAATCAATCTCACTAATCATTCTTTTAAGGCACCTGTACCGCTTCTTGTGCCACTATCATAGCCAAAGTGGTGGCATAATCAGTGTCTAAAACCGTGTACCAGGGGTACTTTTCTGCTGCCCCGTCCTGACTTGCCATTTCTATCGCTATTGCCCCGTCTATGTCATTGGCTGTCCATTCTAAAGACGTTTTGTACATCCCGTTTTGAACTCCGAAAGCCCTAAACGTGCCATCGCCGCCTGCCACTTTGTCGATCATTTCGACCACCACAAACAGATCGGCCAGAGAGTCTATATTTTCGACGTCCTCCGCTGTGAACTCAAAGCCCTGGAAATTAAATTTGTGCTGGTAACGATCGGCACGATCCTCCGCAACTATTAACGAAGTGCCGGGGTTAAGTAACTTCTTAACGCCTTTCATAAGGTACAATTTCTCGCCTACGGCCATCTGTATATCAGTTATCTTTGATAAATTTACAGCGTCGTAAGTGAAAGTGGCATCCTTCCTATTACCCGCCCACGCTAGTACTTCAACCCCTGCAACCGGTTGTTCTTCACATGTGGAGGCTATGTCTTTTGTAATCCCATCTATACATCCCATAATTTCTAAATTTTAAGGATTAATAACCCACTACCATCATATAACCTTCTAACAATTTAGAGTCGAAAGAAAACCCATAACCTAAATAGTTATTGCGTGCAATCGGATCGTAAAACATTTCAAGAGCATTCAAATCATTCTCATTGAGCGTAGCTAAAGGTATGTTTTCTGGCACTGTAAACACGATCCTATTTGGATTGTCATAAGCGTTATTCGTTGTGTTGTCCACAAAGTCTTCGCGGCTGTCCAGATCCCAGATAGTTTCCATATTAACGACAGGATACCTGTTCCAATTTAACTGCCTAAACCCTTCAGTTGTGTACTCAATCGTGAAATTTTCGCCTGCTTTCTGTAATGATTTTCTGTAATTCTCCCAGATTTCACCACTTACAAACAGTTTAGCGTTCGGATCAGCTTTCAAACGTGCATCAGCAAGCGCTAAAATACCTTCAAAATATGTGTCTTTTGCTATGTCCGCCGTTAAAGCTAATTGAGCTGCTTTAGTTACTTGCGCGTTAAGCGCAATAGTGTAACGTTTTACAGTTGTGGCTGTAACAGCGTCAAAAATCTGCGCCCAAAGGCCGTCAATGTAATTATAGTAAGGGATGTCGCCCGCGGCAACTAGCCCGGCAGTACCAGCCGCTGCGGCTGCTACATTAAGATCAGCATACCAGCCAGCCCGCCAGATAGTGGCAACCATTGCTTCTTCAAAAAGGATCGAGTAGAAAATTTCAAGATCAGTCCCTTGTATTTCGTAACGCTCTCTATAATTTTGAATTTTAGTGTAATACGCTTTGAACAAAGAGTTTAGTTCGGCGTTGCAGTGGATCAAAGTGTCTTCGATTCCCGCTGGTGTCCAATACTTTTGTGTTAGTGTGCTTTTCGCGCCGCTTGTTTTGCGTGTGCAAGTCGCGTCTCCTAGTAAGCCAGTTTTGCCGAATTGTGAGGCAAAAACTATTTGTTCTTTCATTTTGACCCCGGTCTTAAAAGTGCCGTGGATCGCTTGGAATTCCGGTCTTTCAAAAACTCTTTCAACAATGAAATCCTTGATTTCCTGTACTTCGATAGGGTTAAGTGTCAACCCCGATAAATCTATTCCGCTTGCCATGTCTATTTTCTTTTAAATGTGAATTTTGTTTTTTGTTCACCGTTTACGTCCTCCGACGGCACGGTAATTTCTTGTTTTTCTTTTGAAAACTCATTTTTAAAAGCCACAAAAGCGTTTTGTACTTTCAAAAATTCGTCTTTAATAGCGTTGTTTGCCACTTCTAATTGATCCGCCGCGTTTTGCGCGGTGGATAGTTGGCTCTCAAGTTCTGAAATTTGAGCCTTTAGCTCCGCATTTTCCTGCATAAGTGGATCTTCTTCGGCTGGGATCTGTATCTCCACGATCGCCCCGGCTTCAAATGTGTACACCGTCCCGTCTTCCATTACGTACTCCCCCTGAGCGGGTGATCCGTCTACGGTCGCAGTTGATCCGACTTGTATCTGCTCCGGTGTCTCAATAGCATTACCGAAATCTAATTCCGTTCCGTTAACGTCTTGTAGGACAATGTTTTTAACGGGTGAAAATAGTTTTTTTATGTTGTTAAACATATTTTCGATAGTGCCTAACCTTTTTTCGTCTTCTACTGTCATTTTTTCGTTTTTGTTAGTTACTATTGTGTTTAAATTGTCCCCACGTAAGGACGTTACAAAATTAAGTTCCACCATTTGATCAGAGCTTAAAATCGTTTCTTTTTTCATAAGGTCTAATATATAGTCAATTGGCTTTCCTGAGATGCCTGCATAAATGTTTGCGATCTGCATTTTTTCACGCTCCAATTGGTTGGCCATATTTCGCAGTGCTTCGTCGTCACCCGCCTCAAATGTCCAGGGGTTATGGATTAAACCTCTACTATTCGGGGTCATCCAACGGTTTTCTGTAGCTAATAATATCTGCATACCCGCCGACATACATGATCCGATCACCCCTATTGATGGATTGTTGTTTAACAATTTAATTGCGTCGTGAATTTTAAGCGCCTCCCAAGCATCCCCGCCGAAAGTGTCCAATATTATCTCTTTGCCACTTTCCAGAATAGATAAAACTTCGTTTAAAGTTATATCAAAGCCCACCTCTCCGCTTAACATTACGCTGTTTTCGCCGATCGGTTTTGGTGGTATGGGTTCGAAGACAAATAAGAAATTTTTGATCCCATTTTCTTTTAGCCAGACTTCGGCTTTCGGTTGGTCAAAACGTGACTTGTCAAAAGCTATTGATCTTTTGATCCCGTTTTGTTCATATCGCGCTATAAATTTATCCATTGTTCACAAAATTATAATTAATATTTATCAAAAGCAAATTAATATAGATATTAGCTATACAACCCCCGTTGTTTTATTGGTGCTTTGTTTTGTTTGCGCGGCTGTAACTTCGTCTACCACTAAGATCGAAGCTGGTAGATCCGAAGCCTGGTTTTGTATAATTGTTTCACGCGAAACGATCCCCTGGTTAACTGAGGGGGCACTTGTCGCGGCGGGGGTGAACACATTACTTGATCCGACGCTTGGTATTGATCCGGCTGAAGTGTCGCCCGGTAAGCCAGTTTTAACCGCTAATATTTTCTTAACATTTATCAAACCTGCCGCAACTGCCGCCGCCGCCGCCACGGCCCCCAAAACCGGGCCCACTACAGGTATACCAGCCAAGGCGCTATATGCCGCCGTTGCCCCTCTATAGGTATTAATCGTAGTCTCTGCGATTGCTGCTGCCTTGCCTATTGCTGTTTGTTCTCCAAAAATTGCTTTTAAATTTCCTGCAAAACTCTCCAACAGGGCAGCCTTTGCATCCGTTTTCGCCTTTTCAATTTCAATTTCGGCGTTGGCGTATTTCTGTAGTATGTTCGTCGTATCCGCCCCTATTTTCTCAGCAAAAGCGACCTCCTGATCCCGTTGCAATTGCAACTTTTCGGCCTCAAGATCCAAAGTCTTGAAAATATTTGCTTTGTTAGCTTCGTACTCAGCGTCTAACTCAATTGTCCTAGCTTGCGCCTCCCGATCCCTTATCTGTGCTTTTAACAATTCAGCGGCTTGCACAGCGTCCACCTCTGCCTTTAAGTTAGCTTCAGTAGCCGCTAAAATCTCATTTATACCAGCAAGCTCTTTAGCATTTTGCTCCGCCTGTGCCTTTTCTTCGTCGAGTCGTATTTGCTTTATAATCGTCGCCCGCTCCGTTTCTAACTTTCTGGTTTTCTCAAAGTTTGTTTTCCTGACGTTGTATACGTCTGCTAACAATTGGGCTTCTTTGTCAAGATCCTCCCTTGTAGAGTTTGAAAGGGCGTTTTGTGCTTTCTGTATTTGGTATTTTTGTTGGGCTATAAACAAATTTCTGTTAAGTATCTGCTGCTCCAATTTAATGGCTTGCTCTAATCTTTTTAACCTTTCGAGCTCCGTGAATTCTTCTTTTTTAGCGACTTCGTTACGCAACTTCGCAACCTTTTCGGCGTCCCTTGCATTGGCGACTAAAGCGTCGCGGGTTACTTTGTTTAATAGCGCCTGTCTATTAGCTAATAGTTGCGCCGCCTCTACACCTTGAAACAGTTTGCCTACCAAATTAGTAAAACCTGATATGCTGTCCTGTATGCCTTTTGTTATTTGCTTTTGGTTTTCAGCTATGTCCCTTTGCGCCGCCTGTATGCCTTCGGCATTATCCGTGAACACATTTTTAAGCCTTTGGAATTGCAAATTAATGTTATTAAAGGATAGTTTCAAACCACCTGTTAAAGTGTCCCAGGCCCCCTTTATTGATTTTACGAAAGTGTCACTGAAGAACTCCTTTATCTGTGTGAACGCACCTTTGTCACCTGTTAAGGCTTTACCGAAAGTGCTTAATCCGTCTGTTAAATTGGCCAAAACCTGACTACCTGCCGCCCCGAATTCCGCCCACGAGTCCTGTCCTTCTTCGGAAGACGTAAAAAAAGCTTTTAAGCCCGCTACAACCAGCGCTACGACGGCCAAAATTAGACCGATCGGGCCTAATGCAACCGTAAAAGCCTTACCTAAACCAGTCGCGGCACTTGACGCGCTGTTTAAACCCGGCACAAATTGGCCTAAAATGCCAACACCCTGCCCCAAAACCTCATTATAGTTACCTACGTTGCGCGTAGCGTCACCCGTCGCGCGTTCCTCTCCCTTCAAGGCATTGGTCAATTGAGTTTTTTGTGCAGTCAATTGCTTGCCTTGCTCTGTATTTTCGCGTTCATCCTTCGATAGCTTCGCCCACTGCACCGACACAACAGATAATTGCTTTCGCATTTGGTCAATCGATCCGGTGTTTGCGTCGTTGGCCGCGATCACGTTTTGGGTTATTTTCTCATTTTGCCTTAGCTCCGTTTGCAAAGTTTTTAAGCTCGCCTTGCTTTCAAGATAAGCGTCCGAAAGTTCGCCTTCACTTTCTTTAAGACTTTGAGACTCTTGTTTTAACTGCTCGATCGCGATCTTCGTGCTGCGTACACTCTCAGTAGCTTTCTGCAAATCGATCTCAAATTCAAATAATTTTACTATTTCAGCCATAATTTCTAATACCAGTAATCATTCACACCGTCAAACCATGGATCAAATACTCCGTCTACCCAGAAATCAAGATCAGGAGGCGTTACAGGTGTTGCGTCGCTTATCCTGAGCACCTCTAAAGTTGTGGGCTGGGTTGACTTTTCAGGATTAAACCCTTTTATCTTATTTACGAAATAAGAGCCGTTCAGCTCCCGTATATAGTATTGTTTGAAAAATTTAAAGTCCTTTAAGTCGGCGGGGGTCAACCATTTTTGGATTTCGTACCAAACAGGGAAAGCCAATGCCGTGTTTAACAATTCATACTCGCTGTCTAACTCGTATAGGGCAGCTTTCGGGAGAACTACATTTGCATCCGCTACAACTGATCCGGCTATATGTCCGATCAAAGTGGACACGCTGCAAAGACCGTCACTTATCATGAAAGTGAAAGTCTTAAAAGCCTCTTTTTTTGATAAGTCAAGGATCGCGTCTGCACCGTTTACCACTGTTGCGGGCACGTGGGCATCTATCGCGAAAAGCGTTTTACTTTTATCTACATTCGCATTTCCTAAATTTATAGTTTTACTATTTAACAGGCTGTCGCCGCCGTCAAAGATGGTGCCGAATGTTATATAGTTCATTTGGGCGAAACCCTCTACAAAAGGTTTGTATTTCGGTTTACCCGTCAACCCGCTAAACTCCACGAGGTCACCTAAAGATGTAAGATCGTCAAATCGTGCAAGTCGTATTATTTTTTCTCCGTTTATATCAAATTCATCTTTAATCGCATTGGTACACTGTATGAAGGACGTAACGAAGTCGTATAAAGTTTTGTCGGCTTTATCTTGTATACTGCTGTGCGGTAGGAAGTTAGTGGCTAGTGGTGCGTTCGGTGCGTAGTAAAAATAAATGTCTAAATTAGGACTAGTTCCAAACACCCGTATAGTTATTTCTTTTGCATCTATGTACAACAGTGGTGCGATCGGATCGTCCCAAATGTTACCGTTTAAAACGCCCCCGGAGGTCAGGAAATTTACACCGTACTTCCACTCGATGTACTCAAAAATGGTTTTTGCATAAACCGCAAAATGCCCGCCATAAGACTCTACGTCTTCCCCACCTATATCCTTATATTCCAAACGCGTCCATATGTAATATAGAGCCGTCCCAAATTCTAAGGGTTTTATTTCTTCAGCTATATTTTTATATGTCGCCTCTTTTAAATTGCCCCAGGTCATTGGTAGGATGATCCCCTCTGTACTGTCTGCGATTTCCTGACAAAAATCTGCAAAAGTGCCCGCAAAATGTGATCCGGCGGGTGTGTATCCGCCCTTAACGGGGCCATAAAAATTGTTTATAAAATCGTTCCAAAAGTCCGCCCCGAAGAATACCGTTTTTAATGTTTCCCAGATATTTGCCTTTTCAAAAATAAACAAACCGATCCTGTCCTGGATTTCGTCAACCCTTATCCGCCCATCGTCAATTATTAAATCATTGTCCACCCAATAATTACAAGTAGCTTCTTGATAAACTAAAGTACTGGTACTCTGGGGGTTATTAGGTAGGCCAAAGACGGCCAAATTTTTAACTGTTGCCGGGACTGTGAAAGTATTTGAAACTTTTACAAAGGTGTCCGCCAATTGTTTTATGTCATAAGATTGGTAATCTATGCCAATCGCCGTCTGATCGTCAATGTCTAAAACTACGTCGTTAACGATTAACTTTCTCATAGCATTGTAATTGTATAATGCTTAGGTAATACAATTGTTATCGAAATACTGCCCGCGTTTGCTTTGCGCCTCTTAACTATTGGCCTGCCTGCCCGGACTTCAACTTCTAACCAGTCGGTCGCGGTATCCTGCCCCGATCCTATGTACAGATATACGCGCGGGCTTGTGTACAAAGCTTTTAGCTTTTCAAGTTGATCCGCGTCCGCCTCCGTCGTCGCGTCAATTTGCCTGCTATTCGTATAACCTATATTTCTTTTATCGGACTGGTCGCTTAAAATAGAAGTTAGGAACTTATCTGTACTTCCTATTTTGTCCGGCGTGTCGTAGGTTTCAAAAAACCTGCTAAAAGGATAAAACCTATACTGCCCATTTTCATCTATGTACTTCAATATCAAATCATTAGTACAAGCTTCCAAAGGTAGCACGGTCTTTGTGGCCACAACCGACCCGTTAACGGCAAAGTATACATCCGTTTCGCTTGCCGGGGCGGCTAATTTGAACCTATAAAATCCTACGCTGCTCATTACGTTGGTATATCTGAATTCGCTATATACTCCACAAACACTAAACCGTTAGCTGCATTAAAAAGGGGATCGTTAAAAACGCCCAAAGAATTGCGCTCTAAAACGAATTGCGTGCCGTTTGAATAGTAAAACCCGCCTGCCACCAATATAGAGTCGTATGATCCGCCCTGCACGTCTATATAGTTCAAAGGGTACCACGAACTACCCAGGTTCACCTGCACTTCGATTCCTAAGATGCTGTGGCTTGCAGGTAGAGCCCAGGGTACATTTATACCGTCTAATGCATCCATGTTCCAGCTAAACGGCACAACCTCCACCTTAACGACTGAGGTCGCCAAAGTGGCTAATTTTTGCGCAAGTTTTAAAGGTGTGATTGCCCTGGCGTCGTCTGTACCTGCCAAAGCCTCTGCCTGTGTCGCGATTTCTATTAGACCCGTCACAGTCTCAGATGGCACCAACTTTGATCGCAAGTATGCGAAGAGGTTGGCAAATGTCATGTTATATGTAGACGTCGCCGCCTTTCCAAAAGCTATTTTAAGACTTTCGAGAGGGCTGTTATCTTCTGTTTGTTCAAATAATCTTGGCATAAATTTAAATTATTAATATAGTAAAATTATCGTCGTCGTAATCTGTAAATATTTGATCATCAAAATCTTGTGCAAAACCTTCTATACCCCCGGAAATCCCAGCCGAAACTAAATTAGCTTCGTCGGCATTATAAAAGTACACATACACAAAATTGCCTTCAGGCGCGTAGTAATTGTCCGGATCATTATCATATTGATCTTCCATACAAATGCCCGCGCCAAATTGTCTGGAGGCGTGGGCAAAGTCAATTAACACTTCATCATAAGTTGCGGCGTTGTCGGGGTCAACAAATCGAATGTTGTATTCCCCGGTTAAACCATCTACGTAAACCAACTGGTTTACGGTCTGGACAAACTCGTCAAAGTCCCCTAGTAAGCTTCGGATCGGTTCGTCCGCAAAAAATACAAACTGCCTTTGAGTTGCCGTAATATCTGAATAGGGAATCGCCCGGTATGTATCAACCAAAGTGCCCGTTTTATCTCTTATTTCTACGTTACACCGGGTAGGGGTAACCCCCGTATAATCCACAGTTGCGATAAACGCGATCGGGCTATGGGCTGCTAGTAAGTTGGCCGATCCCACTATGTTAGTTTGTACTACGTTTACAGCTGTTATTGCCACTACTTAAAGTTTTTTAGTATATCACTTTGAAAACTGGTTACTATCTTTTGTAATAGTTCACGGTTTAATTTTTCTATTGACTCCGGGTTAATTATGTCGCTAACAAGCCCTCCGGCATTGTTCGCATTAGGTACTTTCCAACCGGACTTTGCAATCTTATATGCGATCGCGTAGGGGCTGGCATTTATCCCTTTGTCTTCTACCCATTTCGCCAGAAAGGTTGAACCAGCCCAGCCTACCCATGCTTGAATTGCATCGTCGCTTTGATCCTTGTTGGGGCCACGTCCATTTTCAAGATAGTACGTATAGTCCTCCCCAAGCATTCCTGCTTTTATCTTACGGTCTGAAATTTCCTGAAAAGGTTCCAGACTCTCAGCCCACTGTCCAGACGCACGTAATCCTAAACGATCGTAATTAGCGATCAGCGCTTTACGCTTGTCCTCCAACCATATAGATAAAACCTGATCCATTGTGTAAAGGTATAGATTTTATTTATAATAAACAAAAGTGTTAAATAATGTTAAATAAATAACATTTATTCGTTATTTATACTTATCTTTACGCTATGATTAAAAACTTAAAAATTATAACTCACTTAAAAATTTGCAATATGAAAACAATCGAAAAATTACAAAAAGCGGACAAAAACAATTTAGTGACAAAAAAAGATGGTAGTTTAACGAAAAGGTCTATTGAGGCGATAAAAGACTATCGTAATGGAGACGGTAAATTTTACACCCATTATACGAGTGGAAGCGGTAAGTTCACAAAAAATGCTGAAAATGATAATATTTATTGGATCATTAAGCTTTTAGGTTATAAATTTGAAAAAGGTAACGATTCACCAAGAGGTGGTCAAACCGGAAATTTTATCAAAGTTTCAAAAGTTGCTTTTAATAATATAAAATCGCTAATCGAATAATCCGTAAAGTTACGCAAATTCTTTGCGGACTTGCCCCGGCTCTGAAACAAGGCCGGGGTTTCGGGGCGAAAATAATTAATAATTAATAATTAAAAATCATGCAACAGGTTATAGACAAGTTAAGAAGTGAAGCCTACTTTACTACCAGAATGATAGGAGTAACCGCGCCTACGCAATGGCTTGCGAACTTCACTCAGGAAGAGTGGGAGAAGAAGGAAAAGGAGAAGGCCGAAATGCTATATAAGGCCGCAAAAATATTAGAAGCGGCTTTATAGATGTATGGATTGAGTTAATAAAGTAATTAATAACTAAAAATTTGCAAAATGAATATCTTAAAAAAAATGTTCGACACAGAATACCTGTCCAAAATGGCGGAGTATAATAGAAATGATGAAGATGAAAAATTGAATACGCTGATGTATAGCAGCGATTCTACGATTCAATCAATTGAAAATGACATTATGACTGGCAAGGGGATTGAGACTCCTGTTGATTTTACCGTATATAACGGTAAGGGCTTGTTATCTGAAGGCTGCCATAGAGTTGCAGCCGCCTTAAACACTAACCTGGAAAACGTGCCAGTAAGAATCATCCTTAAAGGCTCGCTCACTGGGGATTTAAAAGATAGAGAGTCTAAATTTAAAAACTTATAGATATGAAAATTAGAGCATTTATAGAGTCGATGGTAATCTGCATATTGATTGCGCTAACTTTTATAACAATTGCGCTTTGGCTAATCTGAGAAAAAAACCCCGGCCACATGTAAGAGCCGGGGTAAACTAAATATAAACCTACTGAATGAAAATCACATTTGTTGCCGCCGCAAAGTCCAAATTTTCGGCGTATTGGTTTATGTTTACTACCATTTCACCCGCCGTTACTTCCAAACCGTTGTCACACGCCACTGTGCCTATACAGGCAGCCAGTAATTGCATTAATTCTTTTAACCTCCGGTCATATTTTTGATCGCTCGTTTCGTCTAAATTTGCGGACGTGCCCCCGGTTGGATCGAATTTCCTGCCCAGCATTAAAAGGCACGTGTACGAAATGGACATTATACGCCCATTTTTTATTGTCGGCGTCGCGCGAAAATCTGCAATTAAAATATGTTTGCCAACTGTATACTCTTGTATACTTTGCGCCGACTTATAATAATTATCGACCCCGTAAGTGAATAGCCAGCTATTAGCTGTTGCATAAGCCTCTAAGGCCCCTATAATATCGAATTGATCCATGCTGTAAAGTTATGTAATTGTTTTATAATAAACAAAAGTGTTAAAGAATGTTAAATAAATAACATTTATTTGGTACTTATAAAAATTGTGCTTATCTTTACATCATAATTAATAACTAAAAATTCGCAAAATGAAAACAATTGAAGAAATTAAAAACGGGTTCTTAAACTTACTGGAAAATGTTATTGAAAATGCCGACCAAAAAGTAGTAAGTCAAACAGAAGGAAGAAATAAACAAGAAATGAAAGAGCATTATACAAAAGCATATAATCTTTTTTTAGAAAAACCAGAATATCGTCAAAATACTCTTTCAAATAAAATGAGAAGATTAGAAAGTTATTTAAATGAAAATTAACGAAACAAGGCCGGGGTTTCGTGGTAGAACAATTAAAAACACAAAATTATGAAAGACTTAGGGATCGAAAATTACAAAGCTAAAAATATAACTTACTTCACATGCTCCGGTTGTGGTATGAAAAAAGAATCAGTGAATTCTGTCATCTGGTATGAAACCGAAGAATATTGTGAAGAATGTATAGCAGAAATTAATAACTTCGTCGATATTTAAAAATGCTTTGCGGACTCCGCCCCGGCTCTGAAACAAGGCCGGGGTTTCGAGGTAAAAAGAAGTAATGATTTAAAAATTTGCAAAATGAAAATAAGTAGTGACTTTAAATTAATTGAGAGTGGGGGCAAGTATTTTTATAATGGTGACGAATATAAGTTAGATGTGGAGGGTAACGGGCTAAGAGTATTTACAAATAAAAAATTAAAATACAGCATAATTACCGACGATAGCTTGAAAACTATCACAGTCTTATACCCGTGCGGAGATGGCAACTTCGCATATATGACTATGGGTGACAATGTTTAAGGCCTGCCGCTCTGAAACAAGGCCTGGGCTTTTTTTTGCTTATAGCTTCAAAATTTCACGCCTGATCATCCTCTTAAACGCTTTGCCAAACCAGAACCGATCCGACCACTGGGGTGTCATTACAAGTTTTACCAAAGCTCCCCGGCGATCCTCTTTAGGTATCGTTTGCAAATTCCTTTTAAACCTCCGCACCTGTTTAAAATAAGTCAAAGATTGCGTTACCCATAGCATAGACATCTTATGGCGTAGCAGATAAAACAGCACGCAAAGCGATAAACCCGCGTATATAAATAGTGTTGTTATCATGTGTTTTTATTTTTAAGTATCTCATTATAAGCTTGTTGGTATTCCGCGTTGTCGGCATCCAGTTTTAACTTTGTGAAACAAACTGAATAAGGGAGTTTTTTAATTTCTTCAAATTTAAGGAGGTCGCCGCCTGCCAGCCTATCATATTGCAAAAAAGGGCCGTAAGATGAAAAACGATCAATACCCGCCTGCCTTTCTTCAGCTGTTGCGGCGTGCCCTAAATAGTTGCTTTCCATATCATTGATTACCCCCACCTGGTCACGAAAGTATAAAACGGCCTTATGTATAGAAAATATAGAATAATCTGCTAAATCAATCAATTTGACCTGTTTTAGCTTTGAAATTTCTTCAAAAAATAAATACCATGTCAAACCGTCTTTGGAATAAACAATATGATACTGAATGTCTTTGACAAAACCAAAAGGCAAATCTACAAAAGGTCCCACTTTAAAAACGTCCTCCGCTGCAAACTTACCAAATTCTAAATAGTAGTCATACAGGGTGCGATCTTGCAAGGCCACATACTGTTTAAATGTTATGTCCTGTACTTTCATAATGCCTTCATTCCCTTTTTAACCCGGCGCCCGGCGTGCATGCCCATGATTAACACATCCAAGAAGTCAGGTGAACGCCCTATTAATTGTTTCATCATTTCTTTGTTTACCAGTTTACGCTTTTGCGTGTCCCCGTCTAAATTTTGCCTTTTAAGGCATATTGAAATTTCTTCTTTTATCTTTTCCTGTTGATCCTCCGTACAAATTATGTATATTTCACGTTTGTTTATACGCTCCGCCAATAGCCATGCAAGTTCGCTTTTCAAGTTATCGTATAGACCCGGATCAGAGGCACGCGCCCCGCCTCTAAACTCATAAATATTGTTGATGTAACTTTCCAGGTAATTGCCCAGCCCGTCCGCGTCCGCAATGATCCGCGTATTCCCCACACCTTTCTCTGTTTTGAGCCTGGTTAAATCCGTTTCAATGCTTTTACCACTTGATTTTTCTTTATCTATTTCAAACGAACCTACAAGCCCCCGCCAATACACAGCCAGAAAACGATCCCGGCCTTGCATAGCCAGATCAGCACTGATCCTTTTGTCGCCCGGTATAACGTGGGTGTTTGTGAACATGTCCGTTAAAGCATCATAATCAACCAACGTGCTGGGATCGTCGTCGTAATCAAAGTTACCGTATATCTGTCTTTGTATTGTGATTTCATCCGCTGTCTTTATCATGTCCTCCACCCATTTCTGTACCTCCGGATTGGGGTTATCCCCAGGCAAGGCGGGAATGAACCTTCTGTTTACACTCTCCCTTTTATCCCGGTAAGGTTTATAGTACCTTGTATAGATATGGTTTTTAGCAGGATTAAAACACTCGAAAACTTTTCTTTTCAACCCATATACGTCGTTAAGTCGCCACCCAGTCCGCTCAAAAATTTTGTTTACTGTCTCTTTGTCCGTCTCATTGCTTTCGTCGATTGCTGCCCTGGTAAGTTCAAAACCGCCGAACCTCGTGTTAAGTGGGTCGGAGGGCTGAAAGGCTGTGTCTATTAGGAATATCTCAGATTTATTTTTGAATGTAAATATATGCAGTTCCCCGTCAAACTTATAATCTTTTTCAAGTGCTATGCCATAAAAGTTAAATTGATTGTAAAGTGTCTTTAAAACTGTTTTTTTGAGTACCACCAGCTTTTTTCGGCACAAGCCCCAGGCTATGCCGGGATAGGCAAAACAATCAAAAATTATAATTGTGCATTCTACAATTGATTTACCGCCCCGTGCCGATCCACCATAACCTACTTCTAAAGTTTGATCGTCCGCGATTAATTCACAAGTTTGTACCTGCTTATCAGTCATGTAGAAGTACGAGCCGTCGGGGTACTTACCAATCGGTATACGGCCAAACTCCCCGCGTTTATATAGTTCAAGATAAATATCAAATTCGTGCCTATTCACTTAGCTTTTTTATGGCCTCCGCCCGTTTAAGGAGCTCGTCCGTGGAAATTTTACTAAAATCAGTTTCAACCTTACCCCCCAAATTAAGATCTTTCTTATCGGTCAAACCTAAGTCGCGGGCTATTATATTAGAATTGAACGTTCCGACCGCCGCGCCCTCAAACTTTTGCTTGTATATGGTTTCCATTATACGCGTAACGACTATGGAAAAATCTTTTTCATTTTCCTTTAAATTTTTTGCAAAATCATTGAAATATTGAGTATTACAATCGAGGTATAAGCATAGTCCGTGTACAGTGTAAGGCCTTTCAACCGGAATGGCCGTAATATTGTCCGGCCAGACCTTTTCGCCCGTCAAATCGTCTATAATAGGCTTAGGCGTGCCACGGGACTGTTCCATCTTTAGCCACGGGTTTTCGTCGCACCACTGGAAATATTCACAAGCGGCACTCCAAAGTAGTTCAGGAGTGGCAAACAGTTTGTCCCGCCCGTGCTTACTTCTTAATTTCCAAAATTGGTTTCCTTTAGGTGCACCCATCGTTTTTATTTTAAATTTATTTCTGGCAAATCACTAATAACGTGATCGGGTAAATCATAAACACCCGAACTATGCCAAAGCGCGTATTTACTTTTCAAGCCTTTAGTTATCATAACAGTGCTGCCCGCTTTTATAGCATAGTCCTTATCCAAAATTAAGTCCACTAGTGTTATAACCTCTGTAAATTTCATAAAATTTAGTTAAAATACACCGGGTCAGTGGGTTGAGACTTCCCCGGCTTATCAAAAATCATTAATTAGAGATACAAATATAAACTAAAGTTATCAATTATCAAAACCCATACCAACAAAAAAGCCTATAAATAATACCAGGAAATTATTGTTTACGTCGGTAGACTAAGGTTCAACCCTAATCGTAAACAATAACGTAAACAATAATTTCACCCTTTGTTTCTATTCAAAACCCAGTAAACACTAATAACGGCCTGCAAAGTAAACAAAGTAAACACAAAATCCCCTATATAGGGCTATGTAATAAATATAAAAACATGTGTAAATAATAAGTATATATCATATATATATTTGTTATTTAGGTATATTTTTATTTTAGCTTTTTAACTACCAGTGCTTTCTATTGTTTACTTTGTTTACATATTAGGTAATCTTAGGTAGGGTAAGGATTGAAGGGAAACAATAAATGTAAACAATAAATCATCATTGTTTACGCAATTTCCACAAACCTTATAAACATTAGGTAAACAAAGAAACAATAGAACGCCCAGCGTATAGGTGTGTAGACCGCCCGGAAAACCTAAGAATGTTTATAATACTTTACATAAAAAAACCAGGTAACAAATACCTGGTATTTTGTGCTAAATGTATGACTCTTAGATAATTACTTAATTATAACAAATACTTGTTTTTGGAAGTGTTAAAAAATTTAACATATATTTATTTGTTATTCCTATTTTTGTAAAGTTTTATTATAATTCAACTTCTCTTTTAGTCACAATCCTGTAAACTTGTCTCATTAATTCAACATCATACACACCGTCGTGTAGTTTGGTTTTATCCACATCGATCCCCAGCTCTAAACACACCCTGCTTAATTTAAAACTAGGCATCTGTACACGCCTGTCAATTAAGTACTCAGCCGCAAGGCCCATAACATCTAATGACCCCCTGAAGAACCAAGCATCAAAGAAAGCGTCATTGTTCTGTTCAAACCAGGCACGAAGGAAAGTGTCATCAAAGTACGAATTGTTAAAACCGACCATAAAGAACTTATCCGCTTTATCGTACCGATCCACGTACTTAGCCATTAATGATATTAAGTCTTTGTAGGCCGATCCCATTGGTTGGTATGACATAATAGTTTCTTGGCTAACACCGCAAACCGTCAAAGCCTCCGGCGTGATCTCCGCTTTGGGGTGTGGTCTGGTCTTAATGTCGAAAGTTTCCACCACCTCGTCACCAATCTCAATCAACCCCGCGATCTGGTGGATAGAGTGCTTTCGCACGTCTACCCCAGTAGTCTCTAAATCATAAAATAGTTTTTTAATCATAAAGTCCTTTCTTCTATTATTTTTCCTAAATTTTCAGATCTTTCTTTAGCTATAAGCATACCATCCGTATAACCATAGTCTATATAAAAAACATGTTTGTCCGCCACGCTTAACCATTCAAGGCCGACCTCAATACCCAGCTTTCTCTCTACCGGGTTAGAGTCGTCTAAAATCCCCGGCTGGGTGTATAACAAATGGCTTGCGATCGGCGCCTCGCCGCGCAATAAGCTATCTTTTACACAGCGCCGGGCATAATTAACATTTTGCGCTACGCACCCCGCATACGGGCTTTCTATGACCACCTTAGCTTTCATGGTAATTAGCCTCCCTCTCTATTGAATCTATATAGGGTTGATCCGCTACTCTACGCGCTTTACGGTAATTGCGTCGTAGTTTGATGATTAGGCCACCTATGATTAAGATAGCCAGGCATAAAATAATTAGTAGTACTTTCATCTTTTTTCAGAATTATACATGTTAATAAATGAATTGATTTCGAAGCTCATTACCTTTAAATCCCGCTGCGATCCTTTTAGTAATTCCGGTAGTTGATCCTCCAACCCTTCTATGAATTTCACTAGTTGATCCTTTGACATTCTTATGAATTCCACTATCCGAACAGGCTCACCTATACAAGAACCGTAAGGCGAAGGCGCGTACTTAACGCCTAAAGCCTTCGTATTAATGGTACCCCCCTCTTTTAGGAGCTTCTTTATAAAGACAAACCAAACAACGTATTTTAAATGCCTTTCGCTTTTTAGATAGTCGGCCTTTTTAGATCTCTTTTCATACCTTTTTAGTATTTCACCCGCGAAACTGACAGGTAGGGAATACCCGCTTGTTTCGTCTTTGTAAGACAAATAGCCGCCGACCAGATTAAACGGCGCAGGGGCTTCAAGTTCGCCCAGCAGGGCCGCCGCGTCCAATTGTGCGGGCAAATTTTTGTCCCTTAAAGATCGCCCACCAGCGATCACAATCTCTTTCAGTTCTTTATACATAATTTTAATTTTTAATCCACAACAAAGATAACAAAAGTTTGCATTATAACAAAATTAATTTGCATAATGATAAAAAATTAATACATTTGTGGCATGAAAACACTTGAAAATTTTGCAAAGCGGCAATACAACCAACAAAGCTTTCTGGTTGAATGGAGGGCTTTTATATTAATTACCATAATTGTAAAGATAGCGACAATGACATTCAGCGTCTTCGCAGGCTATTTCTATTTCTTAGATCTGTTTACAAGTTTGTTGAATGATAAAGCCTTATCCATAACTTTCTCAGTAGTCAACCTTATGTTAATAGAGGTGTTGACCGCGATCGCATTGTCGAAGTTTTTTAAATTCGCTTTGCGGGGCAAGCTGCGAACGGCGATCTTTGCTTTGTTCCTTGCAGTCGGTTTGTTTAGCGTATCGTTCATTTCATCCACGAACGGTCTGGCAATGCGACAAAGTGAAAAGGTCGACGTACGAAAAGAAATTGCGGACAATTACACGGAGCTTTCAAAAGATTTAGAACTCAATTTTAAGACTGACCGCGACTATATACAGGGCAGGATCAACACTATCATAATAAACCCGCAAGCATGGCAGGGCAATAGAAGATCACACCTGACAGCCGATCAACTGAAAACAATAGATGACTACTATGCAGACATTAAAAGCTTAACAGATGGTTATAAAAAGGCCAAAGCAGAGATAAGGGGGGATCACCTTGCCAAGTTGAAAAACAACAATGTGGAGGTGGCATCGGAGGCGGACAGGTATTATAATATAGTCGCCGTCGTAATGTTTGTAATTTTGTCAGTTAACGGGCTGCTAATGTACTTCTTTTCGAAAATTTATGAAGAAAAAACAAATCAGTTTGAATTATTGACAAGTGAAATAGAATTGAAGGCCGTGACTTTACTTGACCGAAAATTTGCACAGGTAATACATAACTATTTTAATGCCTTTGAAGAAAAGAAACCACCTTTAGTTTTAAAAGACCCGCAAGGCTGCAAACACTGCGGCCAGCCTTTTGAGAAGCGGGGGCCACATCACGTTTTCTGTTCGGACGAATGCCGGGAATCATTTTGGAAACGTTAAAAAATGTTAAAATAATGTTATGAATTTGGTAGTGATAAATATTTGTTATAATTTTACGACATGAAACTTATAGACATACTTCTTACGATAGTGCTGATGACTTTGCTACTGCTATTTTTAGCAGGTGCGATCTTTTCAGATAGTAGGTTAATAGGATTTATATGTGTCACAATCATAATTGCAATTTTCATCAAAAACGTATCAAAATGAAAGCAATACATTTATTAATTTTAAGAATGTTTAGCCTGCCCAAAAGGGATAAAAGGCGGATACACAAACACAATGTAAGGAGGATAAAGAAATGAGAGAAAAAAGAAAGTTACACATGATCGAAGTTCACAACTTCAAAAAGAAAAACAGGGTTTAACCAAAAGCCCCTCCGGGGGCTTAAAATTATAAACATGAATAAAGGAAAAGAAATAACATATAGGAAGTCAATAGGCTTGCAGTGTAAAGAACAATTGCGGGCTAAGTTCAGGACTCAGGACGAGGCCGCGAAACTTGCAGGGATCACCCCGCAACAGGCGGGCAATATCGTAAATGGTAAAACCGATTACACGATTGGCACGCTCACACGCTTCGTCGAAGCGAACGGGTTAAACCTTAGCATTAGTACGAATGTCTTTGAGACCTATAAATTAATGTACGAATGAATGTACTAAGTCTATTCGACGGCATGAGTTGCGGGCAAATAGCTTTGAATAAGTCCGGCGCAAGGTATGATAATTATTTTGCAAGTGAGATCGATAAACACGCGGTCACTGTTACGCAGGCCAATTATCCTAATACTAAGCAGTTAGGAGATGTGACAAAAGTAAAAGGCCGGGACTTACCAAAAATCCACCTGCTTATAGGAGGCAGCCCGTGTCAGGGTTTCAGCTTTGCCGGTAAACAATTAAATTTTGAAGATCCCCGGAGCAAACTATTTTTTGAATTTGTTCGATTACTAAAGGAGTGTGAAGCTAAATACTTTCTACTCGAAAATGTGAAAATGAAAAAAGAGTATCAAAACATAATTAGCCAGTATTTAGGGGTTGAACCAATCGAAATAAACAGTGCCCTGGTTTCAGCGCAAAACAGGAATCGTCTTTATTGGACAAACATAAAAGAGATCGAACACCCTGAAGATAAAAAAATACATTTGGCGGATATTATCGAAGAAGGTATTGTGGATAGAGACAAGAGTTTTTGTATTGATGCGGGTTACTGGAAGGGAGGTAATTTAAAAAGCTACTTTGAAAAACACAGGAGGCAATTAGCATTTGAATTAAATAAGATAAACAAAAGAGTGAAAGGCATTACAATTAATGAAGACGGGATCAGGCCCTACCAAGGAGATTTTATAAAATTTGGTGTTTCTGAATTAGGGAGACCGCTTTTTAAAGAAGCTAAAAAGACTTATGCTATTACTGCGTCGCACGCCCCGAAATTTATTTATAAAAACGGATACAGAAAATTAACCCCTGTAGAATGTGAACGTCTCCAAACAGTACCAGATAACTATACAAATTATGTAAGTAATACGCAACGGTATAAAATGCTTGGTAACGGTTGGACTATTGACGTTATAAAACACATTTTTGATCAAATGTTAATAAATGATTTGCTTTATTAGCAAAATGTATTAACTTTGCATCAAAATGTAAAGAAATGAAAACAATTAAATTGGATAACAGGATTAAAGAACACCGGGGGCGGCTGGACATTACCCAGCAGAAATTGGCCAAAGTCCTCGGGATTTCGAGGGTAACCATCGGCAAAATTGAAAACGGTGCGGACTTGAAAACTTCTACCGCCTTAAAATTGGCGGAGGCCTTTGAGTGCAGTATACATGAAATCTTTAAAATTAAATATAATGATAGAAATTAAATTAAATTTAGACCTGGACAATGAAAAGCACATGCGTGCTTTGTCTGCCTTCGCTGAAACTTTGGCAGGCGAAACTTGCGAAACTGCAAAAAGAATGAAGACCCCAAAGGTAGAAACCCAGAAGGCGGGGACCCAGAAGGATGAAACCCAGAAGGTAGAAACCCAGAAGGCGGGGACCCAGAAGGCGTGGCCCCAGAAGGATGAAACCCAGAAGGATGAAACCCAGAAGGATGAAACCCAGAAGGTAGAAACCCCAAAGGTAGAAACCCAGAAGGTAGAAACCCCAAAGGTAGAAACCCAGAAGGCGGAGACCGACGCGGGAGTAACACTTGAAGAACTAAAAACGCAAGTTAAAGCCCGCGCCGGGGATCAAAATAAACGGGATAAAATGAAAGCAGAACTGGACAGGCTAGGCGCTGAAAATGTCAGCAAATTAGATCCGGCCAAATACGAAGGGTTTTATAACTTTGTAATTGAATTATAATGGGCAGGGCACACGCTATATTAAGCGCGTCAAGCGCCCACAGGTGGATCAACTGTACACCTTCTGCACGTTTGGCCGAACAGGTAGAAGATGCCGGATCGGATTACGCGCGGGAGGGCACCTTGGCCCACCAACTTGCAGAGCTTGTTTTGAGCTGGTCGCTTAACAGGATGACAAAAGCGACTTATACCAAACATTTAAAAGCTATACAAGCCGATCCCTTGTACTCGTCTGAAATGCCCGCGGAGGTCGAAAAGTACATGTCCTTTATACTTGAAGAATTTGCAGCCGCTAAAGTGCAAGATCCCGGGGCTGTTCTTATATTGGAAGAAAAAGTTGATCTTACCAAATACATAAAAGAGGGTTTTGGTAGCTGCGATGCTATAATTATAGCAGACGGCACTATGAAAGTAATTGACCTGAAGTACGGTAAGGGTGTGACAGTTGACTCTAAAGATAATGATCAATTGAAACTTTACGCGCTGGGTGCCTTGGACGCTTTTGAGTTTGCCTACGATGTACACACCGTGGAGCTTTGTATAATTCAACCAAGGCTAAACCATTTTTCAATGTGGAAAACACCCGTGGATGATCTTAAACTTTGGGCGGACAAAATTTTGGTACCCAAAGCTCTGGAGGCTTTCGAGGGCAAAGGCCTGCAAAAGGCAGGCGACTGGTGTAAATTTTGCCCGGTAAAAGCCGTATGTTCAACACTCGCCTCTGTTAACCTTAAAGTTGCACAGCACGAATTTAAAAGCCCCCACCTGCTTACAGATGGGCAAATAATAGATGTTTACAGGCAAACGGCAAGGATCGCAGACTGGATCAAAGCCGTTGCCGATCACATCTTAAAAGAAGCTTTGGCAGGTAAAAATTGGCCCGGTTTTAAATTGGTCGAGGGTCGAAGTATGCGAAAGTGGAATTTTGAAGACGACGCTATTAAAGTACTCAAAGAACAGGGCTTTACGGATGAACAAATTTTGAACATAAAATTAAAGGGTATAGGCGACATTGAGAAACTCCTACAGAAGGATTTTGACAAAATTTTGTCTAACTTTATAATAAAACCCGCTGGTAAACCCACACTTGTGGAGAACAGCGATCCCCGCCAAGCGTTGGGCGGTTTAGACAACGCTAAAAACGAATTTAATATATAACGTTATGGACGATTTGAAAGTAATTACGAACAGGGGCGAACTTGTACGATTTTCTTATTCACATGTTTTTGAGCCGGACTCAATGGAGGGCAGTGAAGATAAAAAGTACTCAGTTTCAATTTTGATCCCTAAAACAGCAAAGAAAACCTTGGCTGACATTAAGGCAAAATTACAACTGGCAAAAGAGGCAGGCAAAGCAAGCTGGGGAGGTAAGATCCCCGCAACTTTTACACACGAGTTGTTAAGAGATGGTGACATAGAACGCCCGGACGATCCAGCTTACGAGGGGCATTATTATTTAAATGCAAAAAGTAAGATGCAGCCACAAGTGATTGATACAGAAGGCATTAGATTAGGCCCCGAGGAATTTTATAGCGGCTGTTATGGTTGCGTTTCATTCACACTTTATCCTTATTCAAAAGGATCGAAAGGCGTTGCAGCTGGTTTAGGCAACATCCTGAAAGTGGAGGACGGCGAAAAGTTAGGCGGCGGGGCAAGTGCGGCTGAAGACTTCGGTGTGGAAGTAGACGACTTATTATAAATTAATTCAGTAGGCCGTATAATTGCGGCCTACTCTTAAAACCCACTTAAAACATGCCAAAATTACATATAGACATAGAAACTTACAGCGAAGTAGACATAAGAAAAGCGGGTGCCTACAGATACATAAAAGACGATAGCTTTGAAATTATGTTAATTGCTTTCGCAATAGACGATCAACCCGTTCAAATCGTAGACCTTTCTGATCCAACTATAGTGAACGAAAATTACCTCCGCTTTTTAGAAATTTTTAAAAACCCGGACTACGAGCTACACGCCCACAACGCAAATTTTGAGAGGCTTGCCTTTAATAGGGTGGGACTTTTCACAACGATCGACCGCTGGCACTGTTCGATGATTAAGGCGGCCTATTGTGGTTTACCTTTGAAACTCGAAGACATTTCCAAAGTTTTGGATTTAGGAGAAAACGCAAAACTGGACACCGGGACAATTTTAATAAACTACTTTGCAAAGCCTTGCAAACCTACCAAAACAAACGGTGGACGGCTGCGAAACTTACCCGAACATGACACTGACAAGTGGCAACTGTTCAAAGAATATTGCATAAACGACGTAAAAGCGGAGAGCGAAATTGATCGGCTTTTATCAGTGTACCCACTGCCTACTGAAGAAAGGCAGTACTATCAAATGGATCAGGAAATTAATGATCGTGGTGTTTTAATAGACATCGAAATGGTTGATAATATAATTGACATAAACACACAACACACCAGAAAACTAATAGCAGGATCAAAAAAATTAACAGGTTTGGATAATCCGAACAGCCTGGCGCGGCTTAAAAACTGGTTATTCATTGAAACAGGCGAAAATATACAAAGTCTTTCAAAAGAAACAATACAGCCACTAATAGACAAGCAAGGTGCCGGAGTTGTTTCGGACGTCCTAAACCTCCGTAAAGAGCTGGGCAAAACCAGTATAAAGAAATATAATGCAATGGTTAACAGCGTTTTAGAATCAAACAGATCACATGGTTTGTTTCAGTTTTACGGCGCGGGTAGGACTGGGCGCTGGTCTGGAAGGTTGGTACAGTTGCAAAACCTACCACAAAACCATTTACCAGATTTAGATCAAACACGCGACTATTTTAAAAATTGTGACTATGAAACCTTGCAGTTAATTTACGACGATCTCCCTTCTATTATGTCTCAGCTAATCAGAACGGCTTTTATAGCGCCTGAAAATTACACTTTCGCAGTTGCTGACTTTTCTTCAATTGAGGCGCGGGTACTTTCATGGCTGGCTGGCGAAACATGGAGGCTTGAAATTTTTAAAACCCACGGTAAAATTTATGAAGCTTCGGCGGCTGCCATGTTTAACGTGCCTATAGAAAATATTAGTAAAGATTCACCCTTACGGCAAAAGGGTAAGATCGCGGAGCTTGCTTTAGGGTATGGGGGATCGACCGGGGCATTAACCCTGATGGGCGGTGAAAAAATGGGGTTAAGTTTTGACGAAATGGATCAGATCGTGCAAGCTTGGAGGGCGGCGAACCCTCGGATCGTGCAATTTTGGAGGGCTTTAGAAAACAACGCAAAAGCGGCATTAAGGAACAAAGGGACAGGTTTTAAGGCGGGCGTTATAAAATTCATTTACGACGGCGACTATATAAGGATCGGGCTTCCTTCAGGCCGCGAACTTTTCTATAAAGAACCTTCATTCACTACGAACCGTTTTGGACAGCAAAGCTTGAAATATAAAGGTCAGGATCAAACCTCAAAACAATGGACTTGGATTGAAACTTATGGTGGCAAATTAGCGGAGAACGTTACCCAGGCTATTGCAAGGGACTTGTTAGCCGCCGCAATGCTCGAATACAGTCGGTTCGGCTCTAAAATGGCTATACACGTGCATGATGAAATAGTGGCGGAAGTGCCTGATAAAACGGCTAAATATGAATTGAACAAATTAATAGAAATAATGTCAACCCCGCCGCTTTGGGCTTTAGGTTTGCCTTTAGGCGCGGATGGGTTTGTAAGTAAGTATTACAGAAAATAAGCGGGCACGGGTTCGACTCCCGGCTTGTTTACAACTCGACGACGTTTAGGGCGTTTCAGTATCTAAAACGCTCCATTGGTAAAACTAAGCGGTTCGGAGTTATATAAAACAGTTACAACTTAATTTCTTTGCTTTAAAAATGTAGTTTTAATTACATTTTAGGTACTTTAAGGCATTTAAAAGTTTGGTTGTAAACCGCCCCAGTTAGATTTAAAATTTTCTAAGCGGTTGACAGCCCGGAAAGACGGGCTTTTTAAAAAAAAAATAGGATAAATGAGATATTTAGGATCGAAAAACAGAATAGCCAAACACATCTTACCTATAATATTGGCCGATAGAAAACTTGATCAGTGGTACGTAGAGCCTTTTGTCGGTGGTGCAAACCTGATCGACAAAGTGGCTGGTAAAAGAATAGGTAATGACATAAATCATTATTTAATAGAGCTTTTAAAAGAAATGCAAAGCGATCATTTTAACCCGCCGACAGAAGTTGACGAACTGGAATACAAAGCCGTGCAGCACTTTCCACAGTTATATGAAAACTGGTATATAGGGTACATTGGTTTTAACCTGAGTTTCGGGGCTAAATTTTTCGGAGGCTATTGCAGATCAAAGAAGACAACACGTAGCCACGTTTCAGAGGCTTTCAGGAATACGACTAAGCAGGCCCCAAATTTAAAAGGCATCATATTTACGTGTGGGCACTATTACGAAATGCAAATGCCTGAAAATAGTATAGTGTATTGTGATCCACCATACCAAAATACAACAGGCTATAAACATAACATAGATCATAATCATTTTTGGCAGTGGTGTAGAGATAAAAAGAAAGAGGGTCACGAAATTTTTATAAGTGGGTATACCGCCCCGGAGGATTTTGTGTGTGTGTGGCACAAAGAATTAAACAGCGGAGGACATTTAAAAAAAGCAGTAGAAAAGTTATATACATTATTAGGATAAATGCAAAGTTTTATTATCTTTGCTATTCGCTAAAAACCGCCTGAAAGAAATTTAAGATCGGGACTTTCAAAGAAAAAAGGGCGCTTGGCGGTGCCTTAGTGGGCTTTGGACAGTTCCGATTTTTAATTTAAAACATAGCAGCATGCAAATTGACATAGCAACCGGACACGGTGTAAAATCTACGATTTGGAAAAATAAGCAGATCACATGGGAAAATCTTTGTGATAAGCTTTCCAAAACCACACATACACAGGAAACCTTAAAGGAATTTTTAAGCGCGTCCAAAGAGGATCAATTAAAAATAAAAGACGTCGGGGGCTATGTGGGAGGCTATTTAAGAAACGGGCGAAGAAACCCTAAAAACGTGGTACACAGGCAATTAATAACTTTAGACCTTGATTTTGCCCCTCTGGATTTCTGGGATCTGTACACTCTTATTTTTGATAACGCGGCAATAGTGCACGCAACCCACAAACACAGCGACGAAAACCCGCGTTTCAGGCTGGTTTTGCCTTTGTCCAGAGAAGTAACTGGCGACGAATACCAGGCAATTAGTCGCCTTTTGGCCGACGATCTTGGCATCGAGTACTTCGATAATACAACTTTCGAAATAAACAGGTTGATGTTTTGGCCGTCCACACCAAAGGATCAGGAGTACTATTATAGAACGCAAACCGGCCTACCAATTGATGCTGACGAATTTCTTAATCGTTACGCGGACTGGACGGATTCGAGCCTTTGGCCGTCAAATAAACAAGAATTTGAAGAAATAAAATCTAAAGTAGGAAAGCAACAAGATCCGGAAGAAAAACGCGGGCTAATTGGTGCCTTTTGCAGGTCTTATAACATCCATGAAGTTATTGAAAAATTCCTAAGCGACCAATACTTAAAAGTTGACGAAAACCGATACACCTATACAAAAGGATCAACCGCCGGAGGGCTTATAACCTACGACGACAAATTTGCCTATAGCCACCACGGCACAGATCCGATAAGTGGCCACCTATGC